GTTGTTCTAGGGCTTTTGGTGGTGTGTTTGGATGTATTGCTACACAATAACGAACACTAGAATCCTCATCGGTCGCTAGTTGTTCTAGGGCTTTTGGTGGTGTGTTTGGATTATGTGCTACCAAATAACGAACATTAGGATCCCCATTGGTGACTAAAAGTTCTAATAGTTTCGCCTGAGTATTTTGATTCCATATAGTATTTGGATCCAAAATAAAGTCAATAAAATTCACATTAGACATAATAAATTTTTCTCTTTGGTTGTTCTTTTCTTTTTACAATAAACTTATTAGCAGAATCAAAGGAATCAAAACATATTTCAACAGGAAAAACTTCTGCTTTGATAAAAGGCATCCAAAAAAGAAGTAACTTTCGCTGTTGTGGATAAAATTTAATGTTTCCGTTTAAATCAGTTTTTTCAACAATACGGTAGATCATTTTAGTAATTAACAAAAAGAAGTAATAACAACATTAACGTGAGAAGTAGTTCTTTTAATTTTATTGATGATTTTCTTCCACCAAGATTGACGATATCTTGAAATCATTTGGCTAAAATAACCACCTTGCGAGGTACTAATGATAACAAGATATTCTGTTGTTGGTAATATAGTCTCTAGAAGTTTCTGTGAAATCGTATCATCTTCATCTACAATAACAACATCAAACCTATTATAACGATAACTATTGATTGATGAACAATTAAAAACGTTAACATTTTTAGATTTAATGAAAGGTTTAATGTCATTTAATCTGGAATAGTTTGAGAAAAATACACCAACTTTCTTGTTACATAGTAAACCTAGATAATTGGCTAGATTAATAGTGAAGAAGGTTTTTCCAGATCGTCTAAATGTAGCAATTAATGTAATAGGACTTTTGAAACAAGAACGAAACCACTTTCTTTGATAACGTTTTAATCCTTTAGTCTCCACAAAAGAAGGATAGATTCTTGTTCCTTTAATGAAACAATTAAACTTTTCTAGTTCATTAGAGGGATTCTGAAACAACATGTTAGATGTTCTGACAGATTTTAATAACTTATTTAACGAGTTCTTGATATTCAAAACTTTTCTTCTCTTGTTAATGTTGATTGATGATTTAAATGTATTTGATAGTTTAATCGTCTATAACGCTTACTAAAAACATCTGGTAACCAATAAGTTTCTAGATATTCTACTTTTACATTTTGAAGAAAGAAATCTAGATCATGAAAAATACCTAATTGACAATAACCATCGTGAGTGATAAAGTTATTGTCGTCAAGTCTATAGTAATAAAGCATTATTGTATTTGACGAACGATAGTGAGTCAATTCCCGAAGGGAATGATTAAATAATATTAGAAGTGTTAAGAAATATAATGCAAGAGGAATTTTATGCGGTTGTTAAGTTAGTAAGTGGTGAAGAAATTTTTGGTATAGTATCCCCAATGGAGGAACAGGGTGAACAGTATTTGATTCTTTTAGATCCCATTAGTATCACTAGAGAAGAGTTGAATAACGTTTACATTTACAGAATAGAACCATGGATGAAGCTAACACAAGAAACGATTTTCATCTTAGAAAAGTCAAAAATAATTACGGTAGTAGAATCATTTGACGATGAGCTAATAAAGCTTTACAAACGTTATTTGAACAAAAGTGACTCTAGTGGAACCTATGTACTCAATAGATCTGAAGGATTCATCAATAACGTTAAACGAGCTAGAATGATACTAGAGAAGATCTACAGAATCAATTAATTCCCTTCGGGAATCAGCTCCTTTCAGTCGCTGGTACTAACTTTAGTTAAATTTAATCTATTAAATTTTAATAGTTACTGGTGACGTAACTCCTGTGAGTCTACTCACACTTTTTCCATTTGTCAAGCTTTAATATGCCACTTTGTTCACTGGCACACTCTACCACCTTATAACCCCTCTTGACAAATCAGACATTATGTGTTATAGTGGTCTTCTAAATAGGCGACCGTGAGGAAAATATTGAATGATAACAACCAGTGTAATGAAAAAGAAAAAGAGATCGGTTCATTATGTTTCAAATCAAGAACTATCCGATGCATTAGTAGCTTACATCAAACTTTGTAGAGAAGCGAAAGAAAAAGGAGAACCAAGACCAAGAGTACCAGAATTTTTAGGTAAATGTTTTCTTAATATCGTAACAAGATATTCTTATCTTCCTCAGTTTGTTAATTATCCTTTTCTGAATGATATGATTTCAGATGCAATAGAAAACTGCTGTAAGTATTGTCATAATTATAATCCCGATTATGTGAGTCCAAAAACAGGTAAGAAAATTAATGCCTTCAATTATATTACTCAATATGCCTACTTCGCTTTCATTCGTAGAATTAAACTAGAGAAGAAAGAAATGGAGAAAACGAGTAGAATGCTTGAACAACTTGATTTCAATAATGTAATGGTTGACGAAGGAGAAGGTATTGATAATTACAGTGATTATAATTCAATTAAAGACAACGTATTTTTACGACTGAGACAAGGATGAGTAAAATAGCCATTATTACAGATCAACATTTTCAGGCAAGGAAAACCTCTAAACAATTTCACGATTATTTTCTAGAATTTTATAATAATATTTTCTTTCCTTATCTAGAGAAACATAATATCAAAACCGTTATTGATCTCGGTGACACTTTTGATAATCGCAACTTTCTTGATCCCGCTGCGATTGATTGGGCAAAAAGAAATTATTACGATCGGTTATATACCTTAGGAATTGATCATCACGTTGTTGTAGGTAATCACACTTCCAAACTTAAAAATACCAATAAGATTAGTTCGGTTGATCTTATTCTTAGAGAGTATAGCAATATCACAATCTATAAGAATCCAACCGATACGAAAATTCAAGATCTAGATATTCTTTTTATTCCTTGGATCAATAAAGAAAACGAAGAAGAAACTCTGAATAAGATTCGTAACACCTCAGCAAAGATCGCAATGGGTCATCTGGAATTGAATGGTTTCAGTCCTTATGTTGGTCATGTTATGGAAGATGGAAGAGAATCCGATGTCTTCAAGAAGTTTCAAAAGGTTTTCTCTGGTCACTATCATACACGCTCCGATAACGGCAAGATCTATTACATCGGTAATCCTTACGAGCTGTATTTTAACGATGTGGATGACAGACGTGGTTTTGTCATTTTTGACGCTGAAACCCTAGACCACGACTACGTTGATAATCCGTTTCGGATGCATTACCAACTCTATTACGATGGCGGTTGTGACTTCACATTGACCGACGAGCTGAGCAATAAGATCATCAAGGTGATTGTTAAAAAAATTGATGACTTTAAGCACTTTGAAGAGTTTATTGCCGAGTTGAATAAATTACAACCTGCAGAGCTTAAAATCATTCAGGCTATTCAGGCAGTTGATGTTGAAGAGTTTGAGACCACAGATTCAGAGGATACTCTTTCAGTTCTTCATCGCTATATTGATGAGTTTGAAAATAATTACGATAAGAGTCGGATTAAGAGTATCATCAATAATCTTTATCAAGAAGTTCATCAATTAGTCTGATGTTTTTAATCACATTAAAAGATAAGAAAAAGAATGGTGCTTTTTCAATAATTAACGAAGAGAATGAAAAGATTCTATTGTTCTTTGAGATGTTTGATGATGCAGAACGTTATAGAATTTTATTAGAAGAACAAGATCTTCCTGAAATGGAGATTCTTGAATATGATGATAAGGTCCTAATAGAAACTACCGAAGCTATCGGATATAATTATACTATTATTGGTCCTTATGATCTAGTTGTTCCACCGAAAATGTACGATTGAATTATGAAAATTAATTTACTAAATGGTGATTCTTTATTAATACTTAAAGAATTTGATGATAATAGTATTGATTCCATTGTTTGCGATCCTCCATATGGATTGAGTTTTATGGGAAAAAAATGGGATTATGATGTTCCTTGTGTGGAGTTATGGGCAGAATGTCTACGAGTGTTGAAACCGGGTGGACATCTTTTGGCATTTGCTGGCACACGGACACAGCATAGAATGGCATGTAGAATTGAAGATGCTGGCTTTGAGATCCGGGATATGATTGCCTGGGTCTACGGGTCGGGGTTCCCGAAGTCGCTGGATGTGAGCAAGGCGATTGATAAAGCTGCGGGCGCGGAGCGGGAGGTGGTGGGGCAACAGCATCGCCCCGAAGGAAGGCAGTTTGCGGAGGGTGCCAGCGGCTTCGCGCGTGGGGCCGTTGACATCACCGCCCCCGCCACCCCCGAAGCCCAGCAGTGGTCCGGCTGGGGCACAGCTCTAAAACCAGCACTTGAACCAATTACTATGGCTCGTAAACCATTAGAAGGAACTGTTGCTTCTAATGTGCTGGAGCACGGCACCGGGGCGCTGAATGTGGATGGGTGCAGAGTGGCACATAATGAGGATTGTCGGATCATGGCTCCAAGTCAATCCAACATTGACAATCCAAGTGAAAAACTTCGGCAGGGTGGTAGAAGAGAAGAAACCCTGGAACTGAAACCCTCCGGCCGCTGGCCCGCCAACCTGATCACGGATGGCAGTGACGAGGTGGTGGGGTTATTTCCAGATAGGAAAACAACATGGGTTTCCCCCAAACATAAAAATAATCGTAGTGGTGAATTTCTTGGAGAATTAAAACATCCTGGAGCACAGGGTTTCAATGACTCAGGTTCGGCTGCCCGTTTCTTTTATTGTGCTAAAACAAGCAAGAAAGAACGTGGTAACGGAAATAACCATCCAACAGTTAAACCTATTGCGCTCATGCGCTATCTTTGTCGTCTAGTCACACCTCCTGGTGGCACAGTTCTTGATCCATTTATGGGCAGCGGTTCTACAGGAATCGCGGCACTTCAAGAAAATTTTAATTTTATTGGTATAGAGTTGGATGAAAATTATTATAATATAGCAAAAGATCGCATAGACGTAGTTAAAAATAAACCAACATTAGATGTATTATTTGACCTATGATAATTTTTAAGAAAGTTAGAGCAAAGAATTTCTTATCGGTTGGTAATCAATTTTTAGATTATGACCTGAATAATGAGCATTTGACTTGTATCCGTGGTGGAAATGGACAGGGCAAAAGTTTGATGATCGATTTTATTACTTTTTCTCTCTATAAAAAAGCTTACCGAAACATCAATCTTCCACAACTTGTCAATAACATCAACCAAAAAGACTGTGTTGCTGAAATAGAATTCTCTATTGGCGATACTGAATGGATGGTAAGACGCGGACTGTCACCGAATATCTTTGAAATTTATAAAAATGGTGAAATTTTAGATCAACATTCTTCTGTTATTGAACAACAGAAGTGGTTAGAGCAAAATGTTCTTAAGATGTCCTATAAGACTTTTATTCAGATTGTCATTCTTGGTTCTAGTGCCTTTATTCCTTTTATGCAGCTCGTTCCGGCTGATAGAAGAGATGTTATTGAAGATCTTTTGGATATTAAGCTTTTCTCTTCTATGAATATTTTGGTCAAAGAGAAGATCAAAGAGTTTAAGGATAATGTTAAGATTCTATCAATCAAGAAAGATTCTTATGAAGACAAAGTTTCAATGCAACGGAATTTTATTGATGAGATTGAAAAACGAAGTAGAGACGACATACAAGAAAAAACCGATACCATCACAGAACTTTTTTCTTCTATTGAATCATTACAATCCAAGAATGATGAGATCAATTTAGATATTCAAAAACTCAATGAAACTCTTGATGATCTTGTGGGTGTATCTGATAACCTAAAAACACTTCTAGCTAATAAGACAAAGCTTACAGTGGAAGCCAAGAATCTCAAAGAAACCACAAACTTCTTTGTTAATAACGATGTATGTCCAACATGTTCACAGCATATTGATGATGAGTTTAAGAAATCAAAACAGAAAGATATTAAGAAACAGATGAGTTCTTTGAAGAAAACTTATGATTCTTTAATTCTTACGATTGATGAAGAAACTCAAAGACAAGAACAATTCAAAAAGACTTCTGAAGAAACAAATACCTTAAATCAAAAGATTTCTTATAATAACTATCAGATCTCACAAGCTCAAAATAGAATTAAAGAACTACACGTTCAGATCAAACGTCTAACCGATGCGATCAATAATAAAAACGATGAACATCAAAAACTAGAAGAATATAACCAAACTCTAGACAATATTAAAACTGATATCGCAGAGCTAAAAGAAGAGATTCATCATTACGATTATGTTCAGCTCATATTGAAAGATTCTGGTGTTAAATCAAGAATCATCGAAAAATACCTAAAGATTATTAATCAACAGATTAATAAGTATCTGAATCTTTTGGAGCTTTATGTTAATTTCAATCTTGATTCGGAGTTTAACGAAAAAATCACAACTCCAACCTTTGAAAGTTTTTCGTATGGTAACTTCTCTGAAGGCCAGAAGCGACGTGTAGATCTTGCACTTCTCTTTACATGGAGATATATCAGTACATTGAAGAACTCAGCTAATACAAATTTATTGATTTGTGATGAGATTCTTGATGGATCTTTAGATGAAATGGGTCACTTTGCTTTTCTTAAGATCATTAAAGAAGAGATGAAGAACTCTAATATCTTTGTTATTTCACATAGAGATGGAATTGAACATCGTTTTGATAAAGTTATCACCATAGAAAAAAGAGGTAATTTTACGGTAAAATCAGAATCATAATAAATAGTTCAAATAAACACTAAATTGTAAAATAACCATGTCTCAATCTCATTCTTTGTTTGAAGCATATCAGGCCGTTTACACACCTCAAGAGCAAGATGATTATCAACTTGTTTTAGATTATCTTGTTTCTGAGGGATATGTTGATGACGCGGATGAAGCCGAACTCGTTATTGAACAACTAGAAGACGATGTTATTGATGGTATTCTGGATGAAGTTAAGGGTTGTGGTGGTAAAGTGAATCCCGATAACGGAGATTATGAAAATGGTTCTGGTTCTTCTAGGATGATGATGTCTCCTAGAAAGAAAGCTCTCGCTATGGCTAGACGCAAAGAAAATGAGGCAACTACACCTCAACATCAGCGTCAAGCCGCTAAGATGCGCAGAGTTGCTAGTAATATGAAGGAAGAATTAGACGAGGCGAACAGAGCAGAAAGAGAATTTAAATTAAACGATTCCGAAAAATTAGCAGCTAGAAATACTTCTTCTGCATATTTTAGGGTCTCACCTAAGGATCCCACTTCCCCCAATAGAATTAGAGCAAAGGGCTCGCTACATGCTGCGGATCAAGAGAAAAGACAAAAAACACACAAAGAAAAAAGAGGCATTAGAGAAGAATTAGACACCTACGATCTGGTTCTAGATTATCTTCTCTCTGAAGGTTTTGCTGATAATGAAGAAGCCGCTCTTCAGATTATGTCCAATATGAGCGAAGAGTGGATGGAAGAAGCTGTATCTCATTATGTGAATTCTTGAAGTCAATATAAAATAAAAAGCACTTGACAAATCGGAGATCTCGTGCTATAGTGCCTAGGCGCCTTGAAAATGGGCATCTAGGCAATTTTTATGGAGTTTTATTATAATGAGTGAAAATCATTTTTGGAGATACAATGAAGATAAGATTATTCGTCAGTTAGAAGAATATCTTAAAGGAACGTATAATCAACACTATGTTGATAGAGTTAATGGTGGACAAGAACAAACGCTTGATAAAATCAAATATAACCGAAGAGAAGGTTTTTGTGCCGGGAATGTAACAAAGTATATTGATCGTTACGACGCAAAAGGAACACCGAGAGCTGATCTCTTTAAAGTTTTGCATTATACGATGTTATTGATCAATCATCTAAATCTTATTGAAAATAATGGACAAAGTTAAATTAGCTAGAGATCCAAACACAACACCAGAAATCTTAGAACAATTAGCGACTGATGAGGATTATTGGGTTCGTTATCGTGTAGCATATAATCCAAACATACCAAAAAAAGTTCTAGAACAACTAGCGACCGAAAAGGATTCTAGTGTTCGTGAATGTGTAGCACTAAATCCAAACACAACACAAAAAGTTCTAGAACAACTGGCGACCGATGAGAATTATCTTGTTCGTGAATGTGTAGCATATAATCCAAACACACCACCAAAAGCACTAGAGCAATTAGCGACCGATGAGTATTGGGATGTTCGTTATCGGGTGACACAAAATCCAAACACTCCGATTCATATATTGAAGATTCTCAGTAAAGATAGTGATCGTGAAACTAGAAATAGTGCATTGAAAAACTTAAAACCCAAACAATTAGAACTTGATTTATCATTTAAATCTTATTAAGAATTATGAACAAATTTGAACAAGCAAAAAATCCAAACACACCACCAAATGTACTAAAAATTCTAGCGACCGATAAGAATTATTGGGTTCGTTGTTGTGTAGCACATAATCCAAATACTTCAACAAAAACACTAGAACAACTAGCGACCGATGAGGATTCTTATGTTCGTTGGAGTGTGGCACAAAATCCAAACACTCCAATAAAAACTCTGGA